CCCGAATCCTGCATGGCTTGAGCAACAGCATCAGCAACAGCTTTACGCCAAACAGGTAATCCAGGAGAGGCCTCAATAATTAGTGGAATGTTATTTCCTGCAGCAGTTCTACGAGTGCCGACATACCTCTTCGAACCCTGTGGCCGAGGTTCATAACCAAACACTGTGAAACTAAAACTATTTCTTGGCATAGTAATTCACTAAGACAACAAGATACAAGAAAGCCCCTATGACTGCGTTCAGCAGTGATAAGGGCTGACTTGTAAACAAGGAGTTTGTTAGGAATAGGCTACCGAAAATGAAACCTAATCCCCATGAAGGCATTAGAAGGGTAGATCTTCTTTAGCTGCCGGTTTCGCTTCAGCAACAACAGCATTGTTAACATCAAGTTTGACTTTACGACCAGGCTTACCAGTCTTATCCTCGAAGTCCTCAATCTTTGCTGAAAGTTGCCCTGTAACAGTAATCTCTTGATCAACTGTTAGATTGTGTGCCACAGCAAACCAGACTGTCCAAGTGCGAGTGTAATCTTCACCTGTCGCTGACTTGTAGGATTCAACGAGCGAGAGTCCTTGACTCGAAGCTCCGAATATTTTGTTTACTTTTCCTGTTACCTTGACCTGAGCCATAAGTTTCTCTTTTCTATGTTTGTTTGAGTGTTGCTGAGTAAGTTTATTGGATGTCTCCGACATGTTTAGGGTTTATGCAATCAGAATGCCCACAAAACCTAACTCCAGGTAAGAGCAACTCGCCTGAGTCGCTTACAGGTCTAAGAGAAGAATCCAAATCCCCCAAATGAGGCATACACCGCAACTGGCCATACTGAATAGTCTTTTGAGGTTTGGCTCGACAACTCACACATAAGAGATCCTTGCGACCCCGCGACTTAGTGGCAACAACCCACTTAAAACCACACTTACGACAAACAACCCGATTATCATCCACGCAACTATTGTTCCACAATACGACTCAAATTGTCTTGAGCAGTGAACTTAGCTGCACCAGTCTGACCATGCCTATTCTTAGCAACAACAAGAAAGAAATCCAAACCATTACCAACATCCTTATTCTCCTCCGGTCTATGCTTACGCTTAATCATCAAAACAACATCCGCATCCTGCTCAATCGAACCCGAATCCCTAAGATCACTCAACTGGGGTTTATCATTAGCACGATTCTCAACCTCACGATTCAATTGAACAGCAGTAATAAACGGAATATCCAACTCTAAAGCCATCTGCTTCAAAGAACCAGAAATCGCCCCAATACGCTCAGTCTTATCCTTATGAGCAATATCATCAGACATCAAACCCAAATAATCAATAAAAACAGCATCCACAGGCCGAACCTTAGAAGCAGCACTAATATAAGCTCGAACCATATTTGGAGTCAAACGACCAGAAGAAATAACACCCAAATTATTGCCCAACAAACCAGCAGCAGACTTCACCAAATCCCTAGCCCAAACCTCACGCAACTGGCCACCAGAAGTATCGGTAATCTCAAAATCCAATTCATCATTAGCAATCTTGGAATAATCAATCTCCAACACCTGAGCCAACAAACGATGTTGCAACTGCAACGCCGGCATCTCCAAACTGAAATAAAGAATATGCTTACCAGACTTCGCTAAAGCAAAAGCAGACTGCAAAGCCACAATAGTCTTACCCTGCCCAGGACGACCAGCAATCACATAAAAACCACCATTACGGAAACCGCCAATCATCTTATTTAAACGCTTCCAACAAGTAGCCATAAACGGAGGACGAGAAGCCATCTCCGCAACATAATCATCCAAATAATCGCCAGGATAACTAATCTGCAACTGAGCCTGACTAGCAGAAATCTTATCCACCTCAGCCAAAGCATAAGAAGTCAAATCAGCAACATCAGAAGAAGGATCACCAGCAGACTCCAACAAAGTAGCCCCAGCAATCTCCAACTTACGTTTAGCCCAAATAGCCTTCAACTCCTGCACATGATAAACAACAGAATCAGCACTATACGGAGCAAAATCAGCACATTCAAAAACCCGAACAATAGCCTCAGACTTCAAACCACCATTAACCAAAGTCACACTCGGAACAGCCCCAGAATCCCTAAGCTCACAAACCCGATTGAAAATAATCCGATTCAAAGCATCATCAAAATAATCTGTAACCAACTGCAAATCATCCCAAACCTTCGGGAACAACAACAAACCACCAAGAACAGACTTCTCGATATTCAATCTCGCATTAGTCATCTATCGCGTCATCCATCCATGAACTAGAAGAAGAATCAATCTGATCTAACCAAGCTTCATTCGCCAACCAATTATGAGCCATAGAAACAAACTTCATTTCACGCCCACTAACAGCATCCCTATAAGTCCGCGTAGCGGCTAACAGCGTATCAATAGAAACATTAGGTGTAAGCATGAACTGGTCAAAAGCCTTCTTACGAGATTCCTTACGAGGATAAATACTCCAAAAAATCTCAAAATCTTTCTCTGTTAGAGATATCTGTTTCTTTATATGTTTAACCCCTGTTTGTTCCAAGGGGTGTACCCCTGTTTGACGGGAGGGGTGTCCCCCTGTTTCGCCATAGGGGTCATGTTCAACAGGAGGGGTGTTTGACACTAGGACTCTATAAACATTAGTTCTACCTTTACGAGACTGCACAGCAACCAAACCACGCTCAACAAGTTCCTTCAAAGCAGCTCTAACAGTTTCTTCCTGCCTAACTCCAATGCTCTTAGCCAAAGTGGAAACACGTTGATAACACTTAGGTTGATGGTAAGCAATCTGCAACAAAAGAAGTCTCTGCACCAAAGTCAAATCACCTGGAGCGAATCTAAAAACATGATCTAAAGCTTGATAATTATTCATGGCCAAACCAACGCTTCAAAACAGTTACTTCACAAGCAGGTAAAGTGCATTCTTCATGGACTCTACATACAACTTGGATTTCATAATCGCAATCTTGGCAAAGGCTTCTTCCTTCGGCTTGAGCCCGAGACTTGCAACATTCATAATCTTCTTTTATGGGTGACTTACAATCAAAGCTAATGTGATTGAGTCTGTTTTCACCCCAAACAGGCACTAAATAATTACTTTTTGCCTGATTACAGGCCTTACAAGAAGCGACAAGATTAGAAGAATCATCTGCCAACCAAAGCCATTCTTTCGGCCAAGCAGAGCGAGGAATCCAATGGTCAATCTGACCATCACCTAACCGGATATCTTTATTGCAATAGGCACAGCATTCGCCATCACGCCAATAGACTGCTTCCAGAATCTGTAATCGCATGTCCTCATAATCACGCTCAAAAGAGTTCTTGACTATGAATCGATTATTAGAATCAAGCTCAATCAAGCCATGCTTTTTGAGAGCTTCTAAGCGGAGATGTCTCCTTGTATCGGAGAACCAGAAACGAATAAAATTACGATCTGCAGTGTTCAATTTGTAGCCTTTCTTTCGGCTACTCACTGCTAGAATGAGATTGCCGATAGTCGTGTTATCGGTTGTGGAGTCAGTTTACCTTTGGACTGGCTCCACTTTTTATTGTAGTGGCAACCTTAGCATGCCTTTTGTTGTATTCTTGCATCTCAATTTGAGCCAGCAAAGTCTCTAAAGTATCAGCATTCTTCTTCCTAGGCTTCAACCCAGCAATATGTTTCAGGTTCACACAATCAGAATGCCCACATAAACGCTCTCCAGGGCGATACAGCTCACCAGACTCAGTTAGCGGCCTAAATAACGCATCAACTTCCCCAAAGTGCGGATAACACCAAATCAGGCCTAAAACAGGATGCTGATACCGGATGTTAGTCGAAGGAACTCGAACACAATCAGCACACAAATCCCAGTCATCAACATTACGAGACTTACGCTTCTCAATAGTTGTCTTAGGGATACCTTGGCCACATTGAGCACAAGGAATATCGAGGATTCTTAGATCATCATCATTGGAAGCGTTTGTCCGAGCCATAGAAAGTATCTAAGCACATGAAACGCGGAAACAGCAACTTATTTCACAAATGACAACATAAAGTTTAGGCGAATCAACTGCTCATTAAGCCTGGAGAGAGTTTTAGCTCGAAGAATAGGGTCATCACGCAATACAACAACAAGTTCTCCTAACTCGTCAATGTGAGTGGAGAGCACTCTAATTTGTTGCAGCAACTCCAGCTGTGATTCCATCGGCCTTTCCTTTTATCTTTTCCAGAATAGCAGTGGAAGCCTTACCTTGTTTTGCTTCTAAATAAAGTGATCTAAGTCCATCGATGTCGTTTATGTTATCTAGAGCAGACTCCCAGTTACGAGCAGGGGCAACATCACGCTTGACTTTAGACATTTCTTCTCTAGTAGCACGCTTATCACCTGAATAGCCTGCATTAGCCAAGGCTCGACCAATAGCCGATGTTTCAGCGTTCTCAAGTGCAGAAGTCTTATTGGCCATCCCTGTCCCATCAATCTCGAAGGCAAGTCCAGTCGCTTTAGCCAGGTTCTTTTCCTGATCTGTGGAAGTCAAATAAACATAGGCTTGAACAACCCAAGTTGAAATCTGTCTATCCTGTGCAGAAGTAATGTTGCGAGTGATTAGTCTGCCATCAGGATTATCTTTATAGAACCTAGCAATCCTCTCGGCTACAGTTTCATAATCTTGAAGGTTAAATTGAGCCATTCTCTTTATCTTTCTCTAATGTTTGTTTGACATTTCGTTCTTTAGTTGCACAGGAATAACAGCGAGTCCCAGTTTGAGCACCATCAATACCCAAAATTAGGGCATCAACCCCCGAATAAACTAGGCCTTCAGTAGTTTCACAGCTCAGACATTTAGCCATAATCTTTACCACTCTGATTCGTTAGAGCAAGAGCAAGCAGAATCCTTGCGAGACAGCTTTACCCAAGCAGTAGCCAAAATAGCGACAACAGGGATAATGACAACACCAAAAGCCAAAATTAGGCCAGTGTAGTAAGGCAGATCAACAGTCATTTATTTCTTTACTTTCTTGATAGTTAGATAAGGTGCATTATTGCCACGCTGAGACAGAGAGACAACAACTTGCCCATCTATTGTCCCATTTTTCGCCCCATTTAGAGCCGAAATAGTGCGAGACTTCATCTCTCGCAAATGTGTTTCAGCAGCATCAAAATCTGTTTGAGCGTTCATCAACTCGATACCTAGAGTGCCTAGTTCTTCATCTCTAGATTCGACACCTGGAGAGATTGCCCTAATGGTCTCATAAGTTGATTCCGAGCCATCCCAATCCGGCTGTTCATCGCTAAAGACTCTTGCTCTAAAAATTAGGACTCGCGTAAAGATTGCATCAAACTCGAAATCATCCCATTCGATAGTGTATTCGTTGTATCTACCTGCATTGACTACTGCGAAAACTGCTTTCTTGATACCAAAAACCCACATATACCAGATCACTTGAGCCCTGTAATGCTCTGGCACAGCATCCCAATAAGTTGCTGTATGTTTTATCTCAAGAATGTAAGGCGAACCTGTTTCGTCATAGCAGATTGCATCAGGGTTAGCGTGAGCCCAAAGATTCTCTGGATGAGCATAAGTGCCAACCTCGACAACTTTATGGTCAGGATGTTGCTCCTCATAAAGCGTTCTAATAGCAGGCTCGACAAGTTGCCCTAACCTCATAGCAGTATTAGGTTCAAAGCTGGAAGAAAGTCTGCCAGTTTTTTGAGCCCACAAAGTAACAGCAGAAGTAAACGGAGACAACCCTAGAATTGCTCCAATTTCCGACCCCGAAATGACACCCTTTTCATCTCTAAGAGCATGCCATTCAGCAGAGTTATTCTCGAAGTTACCTAAGAATGTTGCGGATGTTTCTAAATTGTCTTTATTGGTATTAGTCATAAGTAAACTCTAGTTATGACTGCCGACAACTTTAGATTAGATCATGCGACCATTGAGCTGCATGAAGCGATTATGGATAATGGTGGAGTTGAATGCGAGCAAGTTCCCGATGTATTCTTCCCAGAAGAATGGGATGCTCGAGGGGCTATGCAATCAGGAACTATGAAGAACCTAGCAATACAAACTGCTAGGCAAATCTGCATGAGATGTCCGGTCATGGATAAATGCCTAAGAGTTGGCATGGCAGAAGATTATGGTATTTGGGGTGGAACAACACCTAAACAGCGTAGGCAAATCAAGCGTGATCAGGAAGCCTAATCTTTATCTCTACGAATCGGGTAAGTTAGCACCCAGATTGCGGTAGAAGCGATAATGCAGTAACCGATAACAGTCTTAGCAGTGCCCTCCAACACAATCCAAGCAATAAACATGCCCAGCAGAGTCCACAGTTGGCCGATAATGTCTTTCAGGAAGTTCATTCCTTATTTCTCCTTGTTTTAGTTGATCCAGTAGAACCTGCACTTGATTGAGCAGAAGCCACAGCTTGATTAGTCGAGAACTGAGCAATCTGAGTAACAACCACAGCTGCAACAACTTCCTTCTTGGCGGTGGCTCTAACTTCGGGGCTCATGTCTGCCCCAACATTTCCCATAAAGTTCAAGGCATCAGTCAAGGCCACAATCGAAGCACCAAGCACAGGAATAGCAGCAATATTCTCTGGAACTTTCACATCATCGGCTTGAGCAGCGTTTAGCAAATTATCTAAAAGTTGCTGATGTTCCTCGTTAGGGCTTAGAACAGGCGGTAAAGGCTCGACAGTCGGTTCAGGAGTAACCACAGGCTCGGGGCTAGGAACAGGCTCTACAGGCGTTACAGGGGCTACAACAGGCACATCAGGGACAACAGGCGGTTTAGGCTCAGGAACAGGCACAACAGGCGGTTCAGGAACAACTGGAACGACAGGAGGTTCAGGGACAACAGGCGGAACAACAACCGGAATAGATGGCATAGGAGTCGGCACAACAACAGGCGGTTCAGGCGTTACAGGCACAACAGTATCTTGAGTAAAAGCAGAAGCAGGAACAATCACGCTCCCCAAATCAGTATCCCAATATAGGTGATTACAAGCTCCGCCCCCATACTCATAGAACCAGGCATCAAACTTCTGTGAAACACCTGCAACCATGTCGGCCACACCCGAAACAGGCGAACAACCCTTCAAAGTCCAGCCATCAATAACAGGAACATCATCAAGCGACATGTAAAACCCATCATCACTCCAATCAGTAAACGAAATAGAACCAGAAACCTCGGAAGTCAAATAACCCGAATAATGAACTAAAACAAAGTCAGCCTGACAACCAGCAACCACACCGCCATATTGATAATCGAAATCAGAATCAATATTAGGAACGCTAACCCAACCAGAATCACAAAAGGTATAAGCCTGGCGATCAGGAGTCGAAACAGGGTCATAAGTGTAAACCTCAATTTTCAGGCCATCAGATTCCGCTTGAGCAACAGTCAAAGGCCAAAAAGTAAAAGCCAAAACAAAGAAAACAGAAGCAAGGAACTTGAGCTTCATTTACTTCTGCTTAGGTTCAGGCTTTACATTCTTCAACTGGACAGATTGCTGGAATGCAGCGTTAATCTCATTCTGCGACAACTTACCATCTTCAAGGAAAGCCAAAGACAGTTTCTCAATCACTTTAGCGACAGCCAAGATTCCGCCAATAGCAGCAGCAGTAGCAGGTGCAACACCGCC